TATTTAATTGAATATTATAATTACCACCTAAACCAGGAGAAGCTCCAGCACTTAGAGGAAAATCGATACCTGGTTGTAAAACAACAAATCCACCAACAGTACTAACAGTATTACCACCTTGAACACGAGCATTACCAGCAAATTCATTCCAGTTCATATTTAAACCATTATCAACAGCCATTTTAAAAAGCTGTTCTTGCGTCATGGAAGACATTAAACCACTTCTATTATCAAACATAAGAGATAAATCAACTGGTGGTAAATAGAAGTCTCCATATTGTGTAGGATTTGTAGCTGGTTCAGCTTTAGTAAATACAACTAGAAGATCAGGTATTTGTGTAAGTGTTATACCGCTCATATTTAGCATTTTAGTTCCTCCTGCTGGTATGGAAACACCACTATTAGTAGATATATGGCGGGGTGTTTCCATGTAAGGAACTACATTTCTTTCAGGAAGAGGGATAGATAATGAAGGAGTTCTAAAAATAAAATTCATAACAGGGTTAACGAAAGGATTTTGTCCATTTAATTCAAATTGAGTAAATGTAAATTTAGCTGTTTCATTATCAAAAAATCTAAAGTTTCTGGATGTATCACCAGCAATAGTAAAAATGAATTGAATATTATTAACTCCATATAAATCAACATTATTTTTCCCTTCAATTTCAGCCCATATAAATGGACTTAACAAAATCTTTTCTGTAACTTTGTATTTATAATAAATTGTTCTACTAAAAGCAGTACCAGCAGCTGGAGCAGCAAGCCAGGTACTGTTATTCCATCTGTAATAAGTTTGGTCAGCTAGTTCATTACCATTGGCATCAGTATAAATTATAGGAAAAGCACCGTTAGGAATTTGATCATTAGAGTAAATTGAGTCGTAACCAGCTAAAGGGGAGTTTTTTAACGTGGCTGCTTCTTGATATGAAGCATAATTATCTAACATACTAGGAGTTGTTCGACGTTTAGTATTATAGTTACTATGAGTTAATCTTAATTTTTCGTAAATTATATCTTTTGTATTTTCTGTTATTGTTGCGTTATTAATAGTAATTGAGCTTGTTTGGAATTGGGATTGAAGAGGAAAAGCAGGAAGTGCACAATTTTCACCCCATTTTAGTACTTGACCAGTTGTTGGTCTCTTAGCAGGATCAGCAGCACCATTAACAACATTAACATTGATAGACCTAAGGACTTCAGTTGTTATAGTTGCTTCTCTATCAACAAAAACATTTTTAGAAGGTACATTAATATTAAAAGAAAGAGATGACTTACTAGCGTTAGTACTTGTAAAAGGAACGTTAGATATTTCAGATGCTCCTTCATTAACAGTAAAAGCTGGTTCATTTTGTACGATTTTAGGGTCTACGGTTTTTAAATATTCTATACTAGACATTTATATATATACTATAGAAGATAAAAAAAATTCTTAAATAATTTCTTAAGTAATTTTTCTAAAGATTTTTTATTTTTTTTCGAATAACATTTTTAAAGATATATTTGATAAATTAGACATTCTTAAAGGAATTAATTGAGAGTTATATCTACATTTCCAAAAAATATTAATGTTAATGTTTTTAATAGGTTGATTAGAATTAGTAAAGCTTACGTATCTGTATTGTGATGTGGGAATATATGATATAAATTGTTTATAATCATAAGCGTCATCTAGAGTTAAAGCTATATCTGTTACAATAGGTTCAAAATTATAAGAAGAGCTAACTATTTCTGCTGTTGTATTTGATTTTTTAAAAATAGAAGTGGGTGCTACATTTTCAGGAACAATAGGTAATAAATTTGATGTAAAAACAATGCTTTCAATAGGGCTCCAATAAGTACCAACGCTTTGATATTCTTGAGTTAGTTTAATATAATCAACACCATTAATAGTAACTTTATTCAAATCTAAAGGATTATTTTTTAACAGTTTAAAAGCTTCATTATCATTATTTAACTTTTTTGAATGAGTAAAGTTAGAAAAAAGATTAAATAAATTACTATTGAAAAAAGTATCAAATGTTTCATCTGGTAAATATAAACTAAATTTTTTTGTATTATTATCATAAACCATAACTGGATAATTATAAGTTTCTGTTTCTGTTGTATTTATAACGTCAATTATATCTATAAATGTTTTGTTAATTAGGTTTAAAAAATGTTGATAAGTATTAATGTAATAATAAGGGTCATCGAAACTTTGATTAACTAGAGATGCATTAGATATAGTTAAATTATCGTTTTGAGGTTCATAAATAATATTTTGTGTATAAGTATTTGTATCAGTTTTTATAGTAATTTTATAAATTGTTTTATTTCTATCTGGTTGATTTTCTTCAATAATCGGAATAAAAAGTGGTAAATCTTTAATTCCATTCATTGTAAAACGTATGATAGACATTTTATATTTAGAAGCATCACTTATAATAGGTGTATCCCTTGTTTCACTAAAAGAAGCTATAGGATCATCATTAACATTACCAGTTGTTGTATTTCTAGAATTTAAAATATCTAAATTGTAATAAATCTGTTGGTAATCTTTATGATGGTCTAAATTATTATAGTTTATACTAGATAACATTATATATATTATATTAGAGTTTTTATTTATGTAAATATTCTTTAATAAACTTTGTTACAATATCATCAAAATCTTTGAATTGTTTATCCTTCATTTTTTTTAAAACATCATGATATTGTTTTAAATCTAATTGATATAAAATTAAACGAGCAGCACAATGACGCCCACAAGTATTAATTTCATTGGTTAAAGTTGTATCCTTTTGGAATTTATATGTATTATTAATTAAATCATAACCAGCACTTTTAATTAGTTTTCTTAGTCTTGGTTCATCCATTTTATATAATTCCTTTTCTTCGTTTGATAATTCAAATTCTTTAGCTTGTGTATCTAAAGGATATCCATAAGGATCAAAAAATTCAACAACATTACCTTTTTTAATCAAACAACACCAGTGACCACTTAACATGCCGTTATTAGGATATAAAATAATAAATCTTCCCAAATTATCTAATAATTCATCAAAATGTTTAACTTCATCTATTTTAGTGTAATTATGTATTTTTGTATCAGGATTTAGGACGTAATTTAAATCACTATCACTTAAACTATATTCTTTTAAAATATTTAATTGGTTTTCATCCATATTTTTATATTTTTCAATTTTGTTAATATCCATTATATAATAATTATTAGAATATAATTATTATATATTTTATTCTTCTTGATGTAATAAATAAGCACTGGACTGGGATATAACATAATTTGGATATTGTGTAAAAATACAACTCCATCGTCCTAATTTTCTAAGATGTTTAACTTGTTTATCATCCATATTACCATAATTTTTTAAGAGGTATTTCAATTGATAATAACTTGTAGATTGTGGAAAGCATATAATATTATGAGTTTCATTTAAAATTAATCTTGTTTGTTTATAATTTGTTATGTTATGTGAGATAAAAATCATTGATATCCTTTTATGTCTTCCCATAATACTTATATCGTCTATAGCATCTAAAACAATTTTTAATTTATCTTTTTCTAATGTTTCAAAATCATCAAAAATTATAAGACTTGGTTCAGTATCATTAACATCAAATGGTTGGGCTGTAAAATCATCCATATCAACCCTTTGAATAAATTTTAATTCATCTAATGTTTCATCACTCTTTAACTTACTTATTAAAAATACTGGTTGATTAGGATATAGTTTATGATAATTAGAACTTAAAATTTTAGCCATATAACTCTTACCACTTCCACTAGCTCCAGGAATATATGATATACTCCTTTTCTCTGGTTTAGTTGGGGGTATTAATTCATATATTAAATCTGGTGTTAAATCAATTCTTTTTTTTCCTGTATCATCTTTTTTATTTATACATAGAAACTTATTAAAATAGTCGTTTCTTTCATCTCCTTTAACAATCGCTATTGGTTCGTACTTATCATTTTTTTGAGCTTCTTTTAAACTTAGTAATTCTAATGAAGGCATATATATAAATCTAGAAAAAAATTATTTCTAAAAAGTAAAAAACTTATATTAATTTAGGCTATAAAATACCTCTTTTTTTCTTAAGTTTTTTCTACTTTTTAGAAAAAATTTAATCAATCTTTTGTTTCTGGATATCCTTCTATTTCTCTTACTTGTTCTTGTTCTACTTGTTTTTGTATTTGATTAATTCCATTATAAATCATTTTTTTAAAAGTTGATAATTTATCATCTATATTTTTATCTGTAAATGTGATATCATCTAATTCATTTCGTTCTTCTTTATATTTTATTTTAACATCATCAAAAAACTCAGTTTTCAACCTTTCTAATTCTTCTTCATTTAGAGGTTTAACAAAATCTTTTTTAATTTCTTTAATTAATCCTTCAATATATTTTTTCATTTTCTTGGTTAGTTGTCCTTTTATTTGGGACGGGTCCATAACTTTTCCTTTTTGTGTTCTTATTTCTGGTTTTCCTGCTACTTTACTTTCAATATTTTTTAAATCATCAAAAATGTTACGTTTTTTATTAAATAAAGCTGTATAAAAATTGGATGGTACGAGGTCTTTTAATTGTTTAATTCTATCTTTGGATAAATCAACCATACTTTTAATTTTTCCAGTGTATAAATTAGAAGGTCTAGCTTTAATTATTTCTTGATATTGTAAATTAAAATTTTGTTTTCTTTCTTGTTCTCCTAAATTATATGAATTTATTAAAGTTTCTAAAATTAGATATATTTTATATAAAAATTCAAAGTCTGGAAGATTGCTTAAATTATTTAAATAATTACTTACATCCGGGTCGTCATCCACTTCAATTTTATTAATTGCTGTTCTTAAATTTAAATCTCTATTTTCTATCAAATTATCTAGATATTGTTTTAGATTTTCATCTAATATATTAGAAAACCTATTTAAAGTTTTTAAATTTAAATCAATACCACTACGTCTTAAAATTGTAAATATTCGTTTAATAGCTTCAGTATTGTATTCTGTATTTGTAAAATTATTACTAACTAATTCATTAAAAAATAATTCCAAGGTTTCTTTATCTCCAGCGTTGTTTAGTGTTTCTATATTTGTTCCAGTTGTTTCA